AGGCTGGAAATGGAGCTTAGAATGGGAAATGGATGGGGTATTATATACCCACGGCACAGGATCATCAGGACAAGCAGGTGCCATCAATAGAGCAAGAGATGCTCGTCAATCAACAGTTATTGGTCATATTCACTCCTTTGGTGGAGTACTTTATAGTAGCTCAGATAAGGATATGATATTCGGTATGAATGTGGGTTGCGGTATAGACATAAACGCTTACGCAATGGAGTATTCACGACCTTTCCCCAAAAGACCAACATTAGGATGTGGAGTGGTTTTAGATAGCGGAAGAATTGCTATATTTGTTCCGATGCCATTAGGAAGCAAGATAATAAGGCTGCCTAGAAAGTAAACATTTAACAAACTCACTTTAGACAATTAACAAATAAGTGTGTATCATATTGATAATCAATAAGGTATGCACTTTTTATTTCTGTAATAATTAAAACGTAAATTTGTATGGGCGAACAACATCCTGATGAAGTAATTAAGGCTTTAAAAATAGAGCAGAAATTATTAGAAGATAGACTGAAAGATGTAGCAATGAAGCTTAGATTAATCATTATTAAAGAGAGTGCCAGAGATGTTACTGCAAATAGAACAGCTTACGGAAGACGATAGCTATGAGTTTGGAGATGGAACCGAAGCGAGTAACGGATGGATCAACATTAATTTGGTTGAATCTGTTACCGAAGATGATGAATACGAAGACAGATGTTTTGTGTATATGCAATCCCAAGACTTCTTCTATGTGAATGAGAGCTCAGAATCTTTTATCAAAAGATATCAAGAACTTTTATATGGAACTGTTCTGACAAGATTCTACGATAAAACGAATAGACAAACATAAGAAGCTCTCTCATAGTTGGTGGTTTTTGGTTTCACCCTCAGGTAAAAACTGGGGGTGTTTTATTATAATAAAGCCCCATCGTAGAAACGACAGGGCTACCTTTATTTCAAAAAAACACACAAACTATTTCTTTTTATACTCTTGTAAGGCTAATGAAAAAATGACTATTATCGTTAAAACGTATAACGATCTAACAGTCCAATGCCAATCAAGAGGATTAAACTCATTTGCTATAAAAGCAAATGGTAAATAAATACCTACTAACAAAATTAATAAATTAATTATAATATCCTTAATATTTGTTCTCATAAATTAAATTTAAAAAGGAAGGTCTTTTTTTGGTTTGCCATCTGCCACCCAAGTATCTAGCTCAATATAGAAACCTGCTTCACCTGGTTTAGCATCTTTTTTGTTCTTAATAAGAATGTTTGCCCAACCATTGTTAGTTGCTGCGAAGTCATTCATTTTCTTTAAGTCATCTGGTCCGAATGATACTTTTTTAAATTCACCGAACGCTGTTTTCATTGTAAAAGACCTTCCTAAGAAGACTTTCTCTTTAGTTGCTGCCATTGTTTTTTGTTTTATTTATTAAATACTATTTTTGAAGTTTTGTTTCAATTTTTCTAAGTAAAGAACTGCATCCATAAGTTCTTGTTGTAAATGTTCAATCCAATCCTTAGTGTTTAAATCTGTTCTATCTAGGTTAGTTCCGTACTTAGTTTGACCAACATTAGCTCTTGTCTTGTAATTGCCAATAACTGATTCAACTATGCTATCAAATTTATCTTCCTTGTCCAACATACTTTTTGGGTTTAGGTGAATGTTTGTTAAAACTTTTCTTTGCTGAACCTCGTTTTCTACTTCCGAAGTTCACCTTTCTCGAATCTCCAGTCTTCGTTTTCGCCATCTTTAAAAATTGTTATTTTAATTGTTTCATCTCTTATTTGTTGACATAACATCGCACATCCTCCAGCCATAGATAATTGTTCTAAGAATAACAATTGATCTGTTGTTGCCCTATCCCCTATGGCTTTCACTTCTACAGCTACAAAATACCCATACTTTTTATTGTAACCAATAATATCAGGAACCCCTCTCTTGCCAATAAATGCCCTACCTCTAATAGCAATATTATTATTTCTCCATACTTCATTGCCATTATCTTTCAAATAATCCAACATCATTTTAGTTAACTCACTTGCTGATTGATATGCCATCACCAAAATTACAATATATTTATTATATATATAGTTATGAAGTACACGAGCAATTAAAAGAAGGTGTCAAATCAGTTAAATCTTGTCCTTTAAATAAATCATTTTGTGCCATCATTAACAAGTGCCTATAAGTTGTATCCTGAAAGTATGTATGCCCCCCCCCTTTCTGTTTGCTAATATCTTCATCTTCAATCCATTCATCTGCTAATTCAGGAAAACTTCTAAGAATATTTATTATAGCATTTTTGCCTTTAAGAAAACATAAAGTACAATTGCCTAATATAGCAGGTATTTCTAAGGTATAAGGTTTTTTACTCCAATAGTCATTTACTTTAGCCTTATCTATTCCTGCATCATATAAAGGGAATCTTGGGTGTATGTAAGCTTGTCTTTGTTCATATCCTTTTACTCTGCGTTCTTCATCTGACCTAAATCCTACTAACCATTCATAATTTTGTTTGCCATAGTTCTTTCTTAAATATCTCTTGGCTGTTTTTATCTTTAATTCTAAAGTGCAAGACCTTTTAACTCTATTAGGTATATGCTTCCATTTAGTATGCTCAAGCATACCTCTAAATCCACCTTCGTATTGTACTCTTATAACAGGAATATTTTCGTGGGCCTCAAAGTCATTAATAAACTTATAAGTCTTACTATGCTCTCTACCAGTATCTGCAAATATTACTAAGTCACCTTCACGATAATTTAAAATTGTCATTAAAGCACTTGTCTTTCCTCCACTAAAATTAATTACTCTTTTCATTTTGTTTATTTAGTACCAGCGAATAAGTTCATCTGTTGGCATCTTAACATATTTTATTTTATCCTTCACTTTTATCTCACCAATCCTCCAATATCTTCTAGCTTTAACCCTTAAAAACTCTGCTCTTATAAATACTATTCTATCTCTTAGGTCTAAGTTAAAAGCAAAAAACTCTACCCTTTCATCTGATATGCCACTAGGTTGACCATCATTCTCATACTCTAGCATAAAATAACCCTTCTTTAAAGCCTCTGTTTGATGTATGACTAAAACCTTGGTGCTCTTAGCAAATAGTCTAATGGCTTGGTAAGTACCATCTTTTGCTTTAGCTTCTTCAATCTCAAACTTCCGTCTATTTCTGTATCCTCTTGCCATAAAAGTTTACTATTAGAAAACTTTATAATCTTCAAATGTCATTGTTTCAGGTAAGAATCTCAAAGCTAGATTTTTTGTGGCTCCGTGTCTATTCTTCTCCACCTTACAAACCACTAAATCACTTGGAGCATATTCCTTGCCACCAATCTCTACTGATTCAGTTTGTTCGTAGTAGCCTGGTCGCATAAGCATAATCACAGCATCAGCATCTTGCTCTATTGATCCTGATTCTCTAAGGTCAGATAATTGAGGCATCTTATCTCCTCGTTCTTCTACCCTCCTAGATAATTGGGATAGGGCGATAATAGGTACTTCCAACTCTTTGGCAAGTGCTTTAAGGCTCCTACTAATGTAGGATACCTCTTGCTCTCGGTTTTGGTTTGACTTGCCTGTGCCACTCATAAGCTGAAGGTAATCGATAAAGATAATCTTTATACCATACTTCTGTTTAAGAATAGTTGCTTTTGACCTTAGTTGGGTTACACTAATACCGCCCATATCCTCTATGTAGATGGGGGAAGTAAGTATTTTATCATCAGTTCGCAAAAGGTGAACTTTTTCGTTATCTGTCATTAAATTCATTCTAAGACGTTTTAAGGCTAGTCCTGAGCTTATTGACTCTAACCTTTCAACTAACTGATTGGAGCTCATTTCGAGGCTAAAAATGGCCGTAGCGATGCCTTCTTGAATTGCTATCTGATATATACTAGAAAGCATAAAAGCAGTCTTGCCCATTCCAGGCCTAGCAGCTATTATTACAAAGTCAGGCTTAACCCATCCGCATAATGTGTTATTTAGCTCAATAAAGCCTGTGTTTATGCCTAGTAACTGACCTTCAGTTGCAGCATCTCTACTTTCATTTAGCTGTAAAATAATTTGATCTATAGTCTTTTCGTATATATTACCAAACTCTTGTAGTCTTAAAAGTTGTTTACCAAAAGTAGATAAAGTATCATCGGTAGATTCAGCACCATCAAAAGCAGCTACTTCCATTAATCTGCCCAGGTTAGCTAACTTTCTACGCTTGTATAATTCTATTAGTACCTCTATATGAGTATTTAGGTGAGCAGTTGATACAACGTTGTTAGTTAATTTAGATAGGTAGTGAGCATTTACTTCTTCAGAATGTTTATTATCTATAAGTCGTTGAAATACAGTACTTAAATCTACTTGTATGTTCTTATCATACATCTGCTTAATAGTTCTGAATATTAATTGATGACGTAGATCGTAGAAGATTTCTTCAGTAAGATAGTTCACTACAAAAGGCAAAGCTTTTTTATCTAGTAGTATTGAGCCTAGTATATTCTCTTCTATCTCTAGGTTTTTAGGTAGGTTTATAACATCCATTATTTAAGCTTTATTTTAGTTTGTGTGTTAGGTTCAAAGTTTTTGCTATTCTTAATCCAAGTTCCTACTCTTCTGCCAATATCAAAGAATTTTTGATCTTGGTATCTCATCTTGCCTTTTGTATCTGCTTCAGTCCAGTAGTCTAAAAAAGATTGGTATTGGTTACCAAGTTTATCTTTATGTGTTTCTAGCCTATTGATAAAAGAATCCTTATCGTTATATATCTTATTAGGTATTATATCTTTGTTATTAATAACTATATTATTATGTGCCAGTTTTCTGGCTGAGGGGTTAGCCAGTTTTTCGGCTGAGGTAGTAGTTTTTTCTGGCCTAGGTATCTCTATATTAATTACCAATGATCTGTACTCAAAATCACCATTTTCTTTTAACTTTATTATCCTTCCTAGGATTGTCATATCCTCTAGTTTTTTAAGGTGATCTTTAATCGTAGATTCTGAACAATCAAGACAATCTCCTAAATACTTGTTAGATGCAAAACAATAACCTCTCTCATTGCTTAGATTAGATATTAAAGCTATTAATAACTTTTGTTTATCTGTAAGTTCCTTGCTTAATAAAACCTTTGCAGGTAAAACTGCATACCAATTATGATTCATAATAATAAAAAAAGGGCTTCAGACTTACAGGTAATGCGACTACCTGTTCATCTTCCACCCTATAAACTCTTTTTTTGTAATGTCGCATATTACAGAGCAAATATACTAAGATTTAGATAGTATCCTAAAAGCTACTATTCTCTCTTTGTCTAAGTGAGTAACTTTAAACTTCTTTCTAGCAATAGGGTTTAATGACTCTCTGATAACCTGTGGTGGAACCCTGGCCTTCCTAGAAGCTGATGCTATAGATTTAAAATGTATCTCTTCTTTGGTATCAATAAACACCATCCTGATTGGTATGTTGTTCTCCATCCCCTTTATTTCTTGACTCATTTGGTTTAAAGTGATTTTTTAGCCCTTTTATAAATTGTTGATTGGTTGTATCGAACTCTCTTTTTTTGAAGAATCCTTCATCGATGTTTCCTCCATCCATTGCGTTGGGATACACGAGTATGTCATCATCGTAAAAATTACGGACTCTTCCTGTATCGTAACACACCACTTTCCATACGGTGTTAGTATCTCCTCCGTAATCAATCCAAGCGATTGCTTTGCCGTATCCGAGTGGTGTGTGAACATCTATGGTGGTTTTTAGTTGGTAAATCATTTTGATTTTTTTAGATAGTGCTTAATCTCAAATGCTAACATTGTTATCGAATAAACACATAAAAAAACAGGTACTGCTATAAAAAAGAATCTAAGCATCCCAAAAGTATTTTTTATCATATTATTTCTTTAATGATATTTTAAATGTTGTAGTAGATACTCTAGGAGCTGGATGTACCATCTCGCCAGTTTCAGGATCAACTACAGCAGAAGTAATACTTCTAAGCATCTTCTCTCTTTCTTTTAATGCATACTTTAAAGACTCAACTTCGTTATTAAGTTTAGTCCAAGCATAGTCCTGGTCATAGATGTACTTAATACCTGATTCAATCTTAGTAACCTCGCTACCTAACACATCAGCTTTGCCTAATGGATATTTTGCTAGTTCGTCTACAACTATATCTCTAAGTTCACCACGAACCCCTTCAAATAATTGAGCAATGGCATCCATACGTACTAATGTTTCTAGTGGAGACTCGCCTGTTTCCTTAAAATGTTCTACAATCGTTGTCTTAATAAGTTCATTATTAAACTTACTAGGCTCATAGGTGGATAGTTCTACTTTCGGTAAAAATATTTCTGCACTCATTATTTTTTTGTTTTAATTGTGAATGATTCTTTCTTTGATTTCAGCAACATAAGTAACGCTTGGTCACCATCGATGTATTGCTTATATCCATAATATAAATCTACTAGCTCCTTATTTTTAGTACACGCTGTAATGTCCTTAATCAACTGAGTCCTATCAATTTCTTCTGCTACCTCTTCTGCAGCTAACTCAATAATCTTAGCCTTAGTATCAGTTTGTGGTGAGGTTTTTTGATCTGTCTTAGAATGGTCAAAATCCATTTCTTCAGCAGGTGTAGCCTCGAATCCAGCAGCTTTCATCAGCCAAGCAAGTAAGTTCCTATAAGCCTTGCCAATCGCCCTTGTTTGTGCCATACTAAGAATAGCATATTCGTCAAAGTATCTCTTAGTTTTTTCGGCATTCGTGCATAAGGCAATACCTGTAGCAACGAGCTGACCTGTATTAATATTGCGAACCTCACAAGTCGCCATATATTTAATAGTAGTTTCATTGGACAAATCTTTTGTATCTGTGATAATTGGCATTAATCCTAGTGAAGCTCCAGCGAACTGCCATCCTTCCACATTAACGAATTGCTTGCCTTGAATGTTTGAGCTTAATCCTTTCTCTTTGATAAGCTTAGATAGTTCTGATGCTAATTGTAACATTGAGTCTTTGTTAATGAGACTGTACGAAGGGCTAGTTGTTTGTAACTGATCCATAATTTAGGTTTTTTGTTTGTGTTTCTGTGAAATAATAAGCTTCTCTAGTTGAATACTTTTGCCATATAGACAAGATAGATTCCATTAGTTCAAGATTAGCTTGTGAATAGTTGATTTGATGGATAATCTTAGCGACAAATAATCGCTTTTCTGAATCATCCCAAGATGCGAATTGACTTAGCATAGTTTAGGTGTTTTTTGGTTGGTAAATTAAGTTTAAGTAAGAATCTTATTTCTTCAAATTGCTCTGCATAGACATCGTTGTTCTTCATATCTTGTTTGTGCATACGAAGTCCGTGGAGTACAGTTGTATGGTCACGAAAAAATAACCTGCCTATTGAGGCTACTGTAGAGCCTACGTAGGTTTTTAGAATGGCATAGCACATATTCCTTGTAAGCACATAGATGCGTGATCTATCTTTAGATAGTACATCTTTGTATCTCACATCCATTTCCTTACAAATAAATTGTATTATCTCCTCTCTGTCTAATTGTTGCTCAATAAATATTCCAGGCATAGTGTAGTAGTTTAGTTTATTCAGCGTAGTCATAAATTTGGTTTTTTAAATCCTCTATCTTCTTACGATAAAAGGCTTCTACAATTTCAATCATCTCTTCATCTGCTTTAGCTAATCTTGTGCGAACCTTGTAAGGTGTATAGCCTGTTAACTCACAAATCTTTTTTACATCGCCATACTTAAGTAAGGCACGATAATCTTTAATCAGCATTTTTTAGTTTTTTATATAGTTTGTAATGTCTATCAATAGAACGCATAGCTCCTTCGATAGATGTAAAGTAATCTCCTCTCCAATAATAGAACTTATCTAGGGGTTTTTTGCTATCCCAATGAATAAACATACCACGATAAATGTAGTCCTTTTTAAGCCTATGGCTATCTATGGTTATCATAAAATAATCCTTAAGGCCTTTTTGTTTTAGATGGGTTGGTGTTGGGTGCATAAATTATTCTGTTGTTGAATAGATGGTTTCAATTACTTCCGTAGTAGCCTTTAAGGGCACCCCACTAGCAGCATTAATGAATCTGTTATAAGCTGTATCCTTGTTTGTAGAAATGGTGTAATCTACATAGGTACCATTCTTTTCAGTCCAATATCTAATGTCGCCTGTTATTGGGTTAGTTTCTGTAATAAACTCGAATTTAGTCATATTATTGGGATTTTTGGTTGATTTTATTAAGTTTAGTATGCCTTTCAAAATAGGACTGCATCCCACTTGAATTGATTTGACTCTGTATATTCTCATAATACACAGGATCAAGGAAGGTTTTTGATAGGTAGTTGTAATAGACTTGCTCACCTGGTGAGAAGTTTTTGCCAGTCAGACTGCATCTGCAATCGTACTTGACGGTGATTAATTCAAATGACATATATGGGTTTTTTGTTTATGTTTGACGAAGTTAAGGAGTTTTTGTTATTATCGAAGATTTTTAGTAGGTTTTTTGTTAATATTATCATAAAAGATTTTTGGTAAGGCAATCCTTCGTACAAGATTTTTTGCTGTGGGATTTTTAGATAGGGTTTTTGGCAGGTTTTTGTCGGGGGTTTTTTGTGGGTTTATTGGCGGTCATATAAAATATACTATTAGTTGCATAAACAACTAATGTTTAAACATTAATGTTATAACATTGATATATTGCAATATCCTAAGCTTATAACAGTATAAAAATACTATTTAAAGCTATTTTAAAGCTCAATTTCGGCCTATCTTTTACAATTGGTACAAAGGTATCAACAGAAAAAAACAGGCCCTAAAATTGGCTGTAATTAGTTAGATAAAAAACTGTTCCAGCTTCTTTTATCCTTTTTTACCTGGTCCAGGTCCTGGCTAACTTTGTGAGCTATTTTTTCAAGTTCTTTGTTATAAAGGTCCTCTAAAAATATTAGCCAATATCTGTTTTTTGGATCATTGGCGGCCTGTAGTTTTTTAATCTTGTTTTTTAGTGCGTAGATATTCATAAAATATTAATTTAATGAGCTGCTTCGCCTGGCTCCGATCCAGTTAATTAGTCAATACTAACAAAGCATAAAAAAAGGCCCCTATTACAGGGCCCTAAAAAATATTATTTTTTAATTAGTGTATGAATATTGAATTTTGCGAGCTTTTAAGTCCTTTATTGATTGACTGGCCTTTGATCCTTTTGGCTGCTGGCCGTGTATCAATAGAGCAAAGCTTTGTTTTGTCTTATAAGCTGCTTCGTCCGTGTGATCTATTAAAAGGCCTAGCTTCTGGGCCTGCTCAGGACTATAAACTACTTTAGCGAATTTTAGGCCGTGCAAAGATATCTGTGCGTCTAATTTGCCGCCTTCGGACGCGTTTAGTATTAAATTGGCTGGGATATCCTTTATATAATTCACCCAATAAACTAGGCTTTTAGTATACGCGTAAAAAATAACATTAGGCCTAGATATTGCCACCTGCAGCCAGGCCCCAAAATAGGACTCATTAAAAAAGTCTCCTGAAACGTGTATACGAACTATGCCAGCCTTTGCGGGTAAACTACTTAAAATTAGATTGGCAGCCTCTGAGCTGCTTAAGTTTCTTAATAGCTCGAAATTGTGCCACCTGGCTAACCTAACAGCAGGATAAACAGCCTCAGCCGATGCAGCAAAGCACCTAAATTGGGTATTCGGGCCGTCTGTTAATTTACCTGTAATTCGGTCCGCTTTGCTTAAGCATTCATTGGCGAAGGGGCAGCTGTGACCAGCAGGAAGTGAGAAAGTATAAATTTCCTTTCCTAGTTTAGCGTTTCCGCGTTGAAATTTTAGTAATGTGCTCATAAAATAAAGGTTTTGTTTTGTTATTTAATTAGTGTTTTTAGTTCTTTTTTTAGTTCTTTAGCTTTAGACCCTCTGTAATTTGTCGCATTGCTTAGAAAGTATAAAATAATACTTTTAGCTGTATCCTGTCCGTATTGTTCCTGCTCGTTATTTATTGTAAGCATAGCAGCCAGGTACGGACGTGCTGCGAAATGTGGAGCCGTCCAATCGTTTAAAATTTCCTCGGCAATTTTATAAACAGGCCTTTTAATGTTTGTCATATATTACTTTTTTAATAGTGTTTTAATGAAGGTATAAACGAAAATAAATAAACAGCTCAAAATTATGAGCTCTAAAAGAGTTATCATTTTACTTTGCTTTACTAGTTATTAAATTAGATAATAATAAACAACAAAGGGCTAGGCTAGGGCCTAAGGTATCGGCTTTGTAATAGATTGCCCCTATTAATAATAGGGCCAAGATCGTTTTAATTGACTGGTTCATTTAGTTTTCTTTTATAGTTAGTGATAAAATAAGGCGGCATACGTTTCCTACGAATGCAGCGAATAAGCTTAATAAAATATAAAATAGTATCATAATAAAGGGGCCAATTGTTTTTATATTGGCACAATAAAGATAGGTATAAATATCAAACAAAGTAAAAGATTGTAAAGTAATTTAGTTAATAGATTGTTAAAATAGATTAACTTTTAACGTGTACTTAATACACTAAGCAAGTTATCTGGCATATAATAGATAGTATACTTATATAGGTATTAAATAGACTTATATAATATAGGTTATATTATATATTATATAATATAGGTTATATTACCTACTATATGTAAGTATAGTAAAGTAAATTGAATAGAAGTATTAAAGCTTAATTGTTAATTGGCGCAAAGGACTGCGTAAACAATCAATATAATAAAACTACATTAGTTTTGCATTGGATAGGCAAAAGAATAAGAGGGTAGGGGAGGCACTTAACATAATATAGATTATAAGAGTAAAATTGATCCGCTGGGCCTACCCCCTACCACTTTTTTTAGCGTAGAAATAAGGAGGAGTGCTTTGTGCCCTCCATTATTCTGATATAAAACAAAGACTTAACGATGTTTGACATTTGATTTTTTTTATTTTCCATATAACCCATTACAATTAAATGTAATATGAAAGACACCGTACAAAAGAGAATATATAAGTGCAAATGTGGTACTTTGATAGAAGACTATGTTTGGTCAAGTTCCATTAACGAACATACCATCAACTGCAGCAAGTGCAACAAATCGATTACCTACGATAATCTAGTCGTAAATAAAGTTGCTCAGTCAGCAGCCATTAGAACACCAACTAAAAACCGATAATATGAACGCAGAATTCAGAGATATAACAAAAGAAGCTTTTATCATAGCTTACAAGGAGAACTTTGGTAATATAACCATCTCCTGTGAATCAGCAGGGGTTTCTAGGGCCTCGTATAACGTATGGATTAAATCTGATCCTGAGTTTGCTAAGAAACTTGCTGAAATAGAGCCAGAAGAGATAATGCTTGACTTCGGTGAGCACAAACTGATGGAAAGGATTGCTAAAGGTGATACGTTAGCTACAATGTTCCTATTGAAGACTAAGGGCAAAAGAAGAGGTTACATCGAAAGACAAGAGGTTGCTCACGAAGGAGATGTGGTAAAACAAATTACTGTTAACGTACTAAAAGCTAACCACGTGGATGATATTAAGAAGTTAGATGGTGATGAACATTTGCAAATAGAAGATAATGGTATGGTAGTTCCTGCTACTGAAGCTGGACACATACAAGATATTCCAGTTTATCAGTACGATAAAGAGGTAGATGTACCAAATGAGATGGATGAATATGAGGAATAGTGTTATTTAGCATTTTAAGACTAATACAGACACTTTAATTATAAAGTAGTACTATGTATTCAAAATGACATAGAGTGTCTTAAATCGCTTCTAATTGATTTTTAGGTATGTTACCAATTTGGTTACATTGTTATAAAGTAAAGGTATAATTTGACTTATGTTGTAACAAAGTAAGTCAATAACTTGACTTTTTGACTTATATCAATCATAAAAGTTACCCAATAAGGCAACTTTGAGCCGATAATGATTGATAAACGACTCATTAATGATTGATGCCCCTACCTTCCTATAAAACCAAAAGGTTTAGCTTTGTCTTGAGCAAACCAAAAATTTTAATTTATTTCTATGGAAGTAACCACCAATGTCGTCTTTGAGGTACTGAATAACTCTAAGAAAAGGATTTCTGTGATGCAAGGGGGTACAAGGTCAGGAAAGACTTACAATGTGCTTACTTGGTTTATAGTAAAATTACTTCAGGAGAAAGGCAAGACATTAACCATTTGCCGTTCATCCTTACCGAGCATTAAAGGCTCCGTAATGAGAGATTTTATTGAGATATTGTCCAAATATGGGCTATATTCAGAGGAAAAACACAATAAATCAGAGAATTTATACTTCCTAAATGGCAATACTGTAGAATTTGTATCTACCGACCAACCTCAAAAGATTAGAGGTCGTAAAAGGCATTATTTGTTTATTAACGAGGCAAATGAGGTTAATTATGAATCTTGGATGCAATTAGCCCTAAGAACTACGGATAAAATCGTAATTGACTATAACCCTTCCGATTATTACTCCTGGATTTATGATAAGGTCATCCCTAGAGAGGATACTGACTTTACAATTACTACTTACAAAGACAATCCATTTTTAGATAAAAATATTATTGCGGAGATTGAGAGGCTTAAAGAAGCTGACCACGAATATTGGAGGGTATACGGATTAGGCGAAAGAGCAATTTCAGAAGCTACGATTTATTCACATTGGAGAAGAAGAAGAAACTTTCCTGAAGGGGGAGAGATTTTTTATGGCCTTGACTTTGGCTATAACAATCAAACAGCTTTAGTAAGATGTAAAAACTTTGATGGCGATATTTACGTAGAACAATTAATCTATGACACAAAGATGTCAACATCACTTTTAATAGATCGTCTTAAATCGATGGGGCTTTCTCGTAGAGATGAAATATTTGCGGATGCTGCGGAACCAAAAACAATAGCAGAAGTCAATAAAGCAGGGTTTAATTTAAAATCAGCTACTAAAGATGTATTTGCAGGAATTAATAAAGTAAAATCTTTCCCATTATTTGTTAAATCAGAATCTTTAGACTTATTAGATGAAATTAAAAACTACAAATGGAAAACAGATCATGATGGTAATATAATGGATGAACCTGTTAAGTTTAGAGATCATTTAATGGATGCTATGAGGTATGCTATTTATACTAAATATGCAAAACAGAAGCGTGGTTGGATTGTTTAGTCTAAAAATTTGTTACTTTTGTAAAAATATCTTATAGTGAATTTAAAGGACATACTATCCGCTACGACTAATTTGTTTACAACAAAATCTAGTCCAGCATTAAACGCTTCTAATAATCCACTTCCCAATTTCGGAGGTATTATTGGTGGAAGAGCAATTTATCCAAGTTTAGGTTTTAAGAAATATGTAGATGATTATTCAAACAATAGCGAAGTCTATGCAATAGTAAAACGTATATCTAAAACAATTTCTACAGTTCCATTTTATGTATATCAAGTAAAAAATACTAAACAACTTCAAAGATATAAAGGCATGGTGGATAATGCTAGTAGTACCAAAGATTTAGCAGCAGCTGAATTGATTCGTATTAAAGCAATTGACCAAGTAGCAGATTCCCCATTAAATAAATTATTAGAACAACCTAATGAATATCAATCTTTTTCAGAGTTAATGGAAAATGTTATTGGGTATAAACTTATTACAGGAAATTCTTATTTATGGGCTAATAGAGTTGGCAATAATAAAGTTTCTGAACTTGTTTGTCTACCATCCCAATACATCGCAATTATAAGCGATGGCACTATTTATGGGGTTGAAGGATATAGATTCACACTTGTTGGATGGGACAAGATTGCAAAAGAGGATGTGATTCATTTAAAGTACTTCAACCCTTACTTCAATACTAATGCACAGCAATTGTATGGATTATCTCCATTACAAGCGGCTTATAGAACAGTACAACGTTCTAACGATGCAAAAGATACAAGTGTAGCAATGTTACAAAATCAAGGACCACGTGGTATTTTATATGCAGACGAAGGAAGTGATTTTGGTCCAGAACAAGCAGGTAAAATGAAAGAAGATTTCTATCAACAATACGGAACTAAATTAGGGGGAATTAGTAATAATGCTGGTAATTTAATTATTGCTGGTGCAAAACTTGGCTGGGTTAACATGGGACTAAGTCCTATCGATTTAAATATCCTTGAATCAGAGAAAATTACTTTGCGTGAGTTATGCAATGTATATGGAGTTAACTCAGCATTGTTTAATGATCCTGATAATAAGACCTATAACAACATGAAAGAAGCCAAAAAAGAAATGCTTACACAAGTAGTTCTTCCAGAGCTTATTATGATTCGTGATGCTTTAAACAGATTCTTTGCCAATGAAATGGGTAGAGATTTTTATATAGATTTTGATATTACAGTTTTCCCCGAGCTTCAAGAAGATATGAAAGAAACAAGTGCTATTTTATCTCAATCATGGTGGATTACACCTAATGAAAAAAGAGCAGCTATGCGTTATGATATTATTGATGAACAAACAATGGATGAAATTTATATTCCAGCAGGTTATTTACCAATAGCAGAAATAACCATGTTACAAGATCCAACTTCTGCTCAACAACAATCAGATTACAATATTCCTCCAGCAAAATAAAATAAAATGGCAACATTCGTAGAGTTTATTTCACAATTACATAGTGCTAAACAACAAGCAATCGTTTGGCATCATCAAACAGATGATTTATCTTGTCATAAGGCCTTAAATAACTTTTATGATGAGATTGTAGAAATAGTAGATGGTTTAGTAGAAAGCGTAAGCGGTATTTACGGAAGACCTCAAGGTTATTCTGTTCAAACAATTAAAGACTATGTAGATTGCGATACAGTAATTCTATATTTTCAAGATTTGTATAATTACATACAAACTCAAAGAGCAGGAGTTTATCAAGAGACTTGGGTACAAAATCAAATAGATGAAGTGGCTCAATTGGTATCAGAAACAATTTATCTTTTAACTTTAGACTAATGGAATTTAAATCATTCGATGTTTTATTGAAAGCTGTTATAACCGACTTAGAACAAAAAAAGACAGATAAGACAAACCCTATCGGGATTGCCCACGCTAATTCTTTAATTGCTAGTGGTAATGTAATTCAACCATCTGCTTGGAATCATCCTACTACTCAAGAGGAAAATGATTACATAGATGCTAATGGTATTGAAGCTTATGGTAAATGGCATTTAGGGATTAACAGTCAAGCTGATCCAAAAACTAAAGACCATTATCATTATGTTTTTACCTCTGATTACAAAAATGTAGATAGAGCAGGTCTTATTGCTATCAGACAACGTTCTGCACAGCAAGGCCTAGATGCTATTTTTATTGCAACAGGTAAAATGTTGGATAAAATTGATGCAAAAAGCAATGGTTAATGCCAAAAATCATACAACCATTTCAGCAGTTCAACTTGCAACAAAAAATTGCAAGGAAATCTATAACAGAGTTTAGGCCTAAATTACAGTTTGCTCTACAACACGATTTTAATAAGGCAGCACAATTGGTTCACGAGTTAGGCGCACAGCAAGTAGTAAATTTTAAGAAGACATTTTTCAGTCAAGAGAAAGTTTCTAATATTTTACGAACTTTGTATGAAGGAGTAGGAGGATACACAGCGATGAGGTATCAAAAGATATTTGACAGGTATAAAAAAGATGATTCCATAGATTTTAATACGGATTCAATCTTTAAGGATTGGTTAGCTTTTATGCTTTCTTATTGGACTTCTATTGGAGGGCCAAAAATGTATGGCATACAAAACACTACTGATAATGAAATTGCTAGATTATTAAAACAAGCAATTGATTATGGTAGAAAAAATAATCTTTCCAATGACGAGGTTAACAAAATGGCGATTCAGTTGTTAAAAGATGGATCAATAAACAACGCAAGAAGTTTAATGATAGCAAGAACTGAAACACATCAAGCTTTAAGCACAGGAGCATTAGGAGCAGCACAAAAAGTTAACATACCTTTGCTAAAACAATGGGTAGCTGCTGAATATCCGACAAAGACAGGAATGCCAAGATATTGGCACAAGGCTTTGGATAGTCAAACAAATCCTGATGTTGGCGGAGTAAGAATACCAGTAAATGAACCATTTATGGTAAACACTCCAAAATACGGTGTAATAGAAATGCAATATGCACACGATGCAAGTGGAGGAGCAATGAATAATTGTAATTGCCGATGCTGCACGGTGTATGTTGACTAAACAAATAAATATGAGTAATTTTTATAACAAAAAATCGGTAGAAGGTGCTCCCATAGATATGGTAGACAGCAATAGAACCATTATGGTTTATTATTCTGCTTTTGGTAATGTAGATAGCGATGGCGATATAATTACGCCAGGTGCTTTTACTAAAACGTTAAAGGAAAATGGTCCTCAAGCTAAAAACAGAGTGTGGCATCTAATGAACCACTCTACTGACAAGCCAATTGCTAAACCTTTCAGTATGGAAGAAGATGCTTTTGGCTTAAAAGCTCAAGTTAAACTACCTAATACTACATTAGGTAATGATTTGTATGAACTATACAAAGCAGGTCACATTACTGAACACTCTATTGGATTTCAGACTGTAAAGTCACAATCTAAAGGGCAGTTCAATGAAATCACGGAAATTAAATTGTTTGAAGGTTCTTCAGTTTTATGGGGAGCCAATCCTAATACTCCAACAGTAAGTGTAAAATCAGAAGAAAAACCTGAAATAATTGATGAAATCAATAAAACGATTAAATCTTTAAGAACAGGAAATTTTACAGATGCTACATTTGAATTGCTAGAATTAAGATTAAAGCAATTACAACAATATCTATCAGAAATCGAAAACAAAGATTCAATTATCGAAGGTTCACAACCGCTTGAAAAAGCATTGGAAGAAGTCGAAAATCCGAATGTTAAGGTTGAGATGGAAATTGTCAATTATTTACAATCATTTAAAATTTTTAACTAATGAACTTAGAAGAAGTAAAAGGTGCCTTTGACGGAGTTAAAACCGATGTTAAAGAAGCATTTGAATCTGCAAAAGCAGAAAACAATAAAGCAATCGAATCAGTAAAATCTGAGATTGCTGTATTAAAAGACGAATTGGATAAATTCCAAGCAAAAAATAATTCAAAAATGAATAATCAAGAAACAAAATCATTTAATAGTTCTTTGGCTATTGAAATTGAAAAAAATGCAGATTCTATTGCTAGATTTGCAAGAAAAGAATCTAAAAGCTTTGGCTTTGAATTAGACACTAAAGCAACAGTAATGACTGAAACAGCAAATTTGACTGGTTCTATTCCTCGTGAATATGCTAATCAAGTTTATGCTTATCCAACTCGTAAAGTACACGTTAGAAATTTATTGCCAATCGGAAGTATTTCTAATGGTATTTTTACTTTCCCAGTAGAAACTGGTGAAACAGGAAGCGCAGCAGTACAAACAGAAGGTAGTGCAAAATCTTTTATGGATATGTCTGTAACAATGACAGATGCTCCTGCTCGTTACATTGCAGGTTATTTACAAGTTTCTCGTCAAATGTTAGAAGATATTCCAGCAATGACTTCTTTCTTACAAGCTCGTCTTTTAGAAAGATATTTATTAGCTGAAGATGCTCAATTATTAAATGGTACTGGAAGTGGTATTAACTTAAAAGGTTTAACAGTTGCTGCTTCTGCTGCTACTGGTACTTCTACAGTCGATGTAGAACAATTAGTTGATGCTATTGCACAAGTTGCTACTGCAAACTATAGTGCTAATGGTATTTTGATTAATCCAACAGATTGGGCTGCTATCTTAAAAACTAAAACTTCATCTGGTCCTTATTCAGTTCCAGGTTCTATTGTAATTGACAATCAAGGTGGTGTTCAAATTGCTGGTATTCCTGTTTATCAATCTACAGCAATCGATGTTGATAAATTTTTAGTTGGTGATTGGCAAATGGGTGCTCAAATTATGCAACATACTGGTATTGGTGTTCAATTTGCTGAATTTGATAGTGATAATTTCCAAAAGAATTTAATTACAGTTCGTGTTGAGGCTAGAATTGCATTCCCAATTTATTATGGTGGAGCATTCGTTTACGGAGATTTCGGTAACGTAGCTTAATCCTAACATTTAGATAAATATAAGGGGTAGTTAATAGCTACCCCTTTTTTGTGTATTTTTGTAAAAATTATAAGGATGCAAATAATAAGAGATGTTGCTACAATTTCAGAATCAACTACGGAAGTTGTAACATTGGCTGAAGCAAAAAACTATTTGAGAGTTGATTTTAATGATGATGATATTTTAATACAAGGTATTATTGATTCTTCAATCAAAAGACTTGAACAATATGGATCATTTTCAATGACTCCTAAAACATTACAAACAATTGCTTATGTTGATAATATCATAGAATTACCATATACTCCAATTGGATATATAGTTCAAGTTGAATATTTTAATGGTTCAGATTGGATTAACTTAACTGAAGGCGGTGATTACGTAGTTTATGGAACAAACTATAAAAAAGTTAGAATAATATCTTATCCTCGTTCTGATTATAGATTTACTTATACTTGTGGGTTTGATACGCTTCCACATATCATTAAACAAGCCACTTTAAAGCTAATTGCCGACCTTTATGATTACAGGCAATCAGAAAGCCCATCTACTCATGTTAGTGAAAATATGATGACCGCATACGAAATGATAGAGCCTTATAAACGTACAACTATATTCTTATAATGATTAGCCAATTTAGACAAAGGATAGTTTTTAATAGTAAAACAGGTGTTTCAGATGGATCTGGGGGGTTTGTTAATACTTTGACACCATATTACACTTGTTGGGCTCAAATAGCAAAAGAAACAGGTGGTAAAACCAATATATCTGGGAATGATTCAATGAAAGATGATATTATTTTTAGAATAAGATGGGCTCAATCATTAGTACTTGATAATAAATTAGTAATAACATTCAATAATCAGAAATATTTAATAAATTCAGTTATCATAGAAGATAATGATTATAAATATTATCTAATATATTGTGCATCAATGAGTTAATGGCATTTATAGATTTTAAATTAGAAGGATTAAGTTCACTTCAAACATATTTTACTACAGCCCCTGAAAGGTTATTAGTTAAAGTTTCTAAAGAAGTAGATAAAACACTTGCTGCGATTGAGAAAGACGCTAAAATAAAAGCTCCTTATGATACAGGTGCTTTGCGAGAAAGTATTAGAAGCTATAGATTAAATGAAATTGATGCATTAATTGTTGCTGGTGATCCAAATAGAAGTAATAGTAAAGGCCATTTGGTAAATTATGCTGGATACCAAGAATTTGGTGTTGGTGCAGGTGGTTTTGGAAGAGGTTTTGGTATACCTTCTTTTAATTTTATAAGTGGCACAGAAGTAGCGGATTATGCTTCAAAATTTAGAAAAGGAAGTAGCAACAAAAAAATTAGGGTGCCATCAACTTCATTTATGTTTACATCATTTGACAAGCATTATGGCAAGATGGTTGAAAACATAAAGAAGATCAAAATATAATATAAATATTATTCGTTAAATTTGTAAAAAATGAAGGACTGCGGATACGCTATAAGAAAGGGATATTATGATAAACTTATTGGCGCTTCTTATTCACTTGGGGTTTATGATACCATAGCACCTGACGAACAAGAGCCACCTTTTTTGATTATCAGTAGTCAGACTTCATCAGAGGATAGTGACAAGACAAGTTTTAACTTTAATGTTTCTATTCAATTTGATATAATTTATAGGACTTTTAAAGCAGGTGAAGTAGGTCAAAAAAGTGTAGATACCTATGCAAATCAACTACTTACTATAATAGGAGTTGGAATGTTAGATTATCCTAATACTTCGCCTGATTTTAAAATAGTTACTAGAAAAATGATAAAGAATGATGCAGCATTTGATTATATCGATGAGGCTTATATTTTTAGAAGGGTAATAATAATGAATCATTTCGTGAATCAAATAACATAAAGTAAAATAAAATAAAATGGCAACAACAAACGTATTTAACGGTACAAACCTCGTAATTTTAGTAGGGACTGAGGTTGTAGCACACGCAAAAAACTGTTCTTTAAGCGTAAAAGCTAACTTACCAGATGCATCTACAAAAGATAGCTTAGGTTGGGCAGAACATATTGGTGGACAAATGTCTTGGTCTTTAAAGACTGATGGCTTAGCTACAGTACAACCAACTGCGGCTACTTATATCGTAGGAGATATTTTTACTGCATTAACTGCAAGAACTGCTGTAACCGTTAAGTTTACAACTTATAATGGTACAACTACAATTGCTGGTGATTTAGTTTGGTCAGGTAGTGCTTTTATTGAAAGTTTAGATATGACTGGAGATATGGAAGCTCCTGTTACATTCTCTGCTTCTTTCACAGGTACTTCTACTTTGACTCAAGGAACTAATGCCTAATATAACCAACCAAAAAAACAAACCAAAATGAGAGGACAATTTGAATTAACTCTTTCCGATGGGAAGAAGATACCGATGCGTTTTTGTACGTGGAGTCTTAAAAGATTCTGTCAATTACAAGGTATTGGCCCAGGAGAAATAGGGATAGCGCTTTCTGGAGATAACTCTTTAGACGCTGTTGTTAACTTGTTAAGAGCAGCTGCAGAATATCCAATATATAAAGATGGGATTACCCCTTCTTTTACAGAAATAGAAATCTGTGATTGGGTAGATGATATGGGTGGCATAACTGGGAAGAAATTTCAAGATGTTATGACAGTTTTATCAGAAAGTTTATCAAGCGGAATAGAAGCACCCTCTGACTCTAAGAAAGGAAAGAAGGATGAAGTAAAAAAAAATTAGAGTGGATTGATATAGAAAGATATACAATGGGGGAGTGCCAAATACTTCCCCATTTGTTTTGGGAGATGACAATGGCTGAGTTAGATTTTGTTTGGTATGGGTATAGGCATAAAGAGGAACAAGAATGGGTTAGAACAAGGTGGATGACAACATTGTTAATTAATATCCAGCTACCAAAGGGTAGCCAAGTTAAACCATCTGATTTAATTGAACTTGATTGTGATGTTAGGAACTTTAAGAAACCAGAAGTAATGACTGATGAGGAGTTGATGAAAGTTATAAAGTCTTACGAAAATGTTAAACCTATAAAATAAAATGGCAGAAGAGCAAATTAAGATACGGATACAGGCGGATGCAGCTGATTTTAAGACCATTATGGATGCTGTTAATGCAAAACTTGCTGAAACAGGTAAAACGGCTACGATTGTTTCTGGTAGTGTTAAGATATTACAAAAAGAATTAGATAATACAGCAAATTCATTTGCTAAAGTAGGAAATGCTGCTCAATCTTCTGCAGATAAGATGAAAAGCTCTAATCAAGTTTATACTCACTTTGCCTTAGTTTTACAAGATTTACCTTATGGATTTAGAGGTATTCAAAATAACCTTCCTGCATTAATAGGAGATTTTGCTGGTTTAGCTGGTCCTATATATTTAGCAGGTTCTGCAATTATAGCATTTTTTACAGCTTGGGATATGGGGCTTTTTAAGTCTAAAGATGGCGTAGATGAATTAAAGAAAAAAACAAAAGAACTAAGGGATGAAATTATAGGTTCATCACAAAGCGCTAGAGAACAAGGCATAACATTATTAGCTTATGTAAAGATAGCGCAAGATACTACTGAAACAGAAAAAGTTAGAACAGAAGCTTTAAAAAAAGCCAATATAATTTATGGCGAACATAATGAAAAATTAACCCTTGCAAATATTAATACAGAAAAGGTTAAAAAAGGCCTTGATGGTTATATACAAAGTTTAATACAATTAGCTGTAGCTCAAAAATATGCTGGTCAAATTGCTGATAATATTATAGAACAAAATAAAATTCAAGCAGATATTGATGAAGCTAATATTAGAAGACAAAAATTATTAGAAGAAATAAGGGGGAAACAAACAAATAAATCAAGAGATTTAGTTGATGTATATAATGATTATTATAAAGTTTTAGATGAAATAGCTGGACTAGAAAAAAATAATAAAACATCATTAGACATAGGTACAAAAACTATGGAAGAACATTCTAAAGCCGTAAAAAAAGCAATAGAATTGTCTTCTGAATTTGGTAAAACTCAAAAGGTTAAAGAAGATAAGCCAAAAGTATCTAATTATTATGAAAAAGATGCTCAAGCAACATTTGATTATTATAAAGATAATTTATTCCAAGCAGAATTTTATTTTAATCAACTAAATGAAATTAGAAAGAATAACGCTTTAATGACTGCTATTATTAATAAAGCTTCTGCGGAAGAATTATCAACTATAGAGCATACATATGAACAAAATTCATTAAATTTTCATCAAGAAATAGAAAATAAGAAATTTTCTATTAGAGAACAAAGCTCAAATAGGCAAAAACAATTATCTGAAGCAGATTTAAGAGATAAGAAAAAAATATTAGATAGAGAATTCCAGAATGAATTAGATGCTATTCAAAATAAATTAGATGCAGAATTAAAAGGACACAAAAAAGAGCCTTTAAAACAACAAGAAGATTATAAACAAGCCATTGCTGGTTATGTATTAATGGCAATGCAATTAGGTCTTACAGCTGAGGAAGTAGATAAATTACAAGATAAAATAAATAAATTAAATTCTACAGCAGAAGGTGCAGCTGCTGCATTTACTCCATTAGGTGATATACTAAATAATTTGGCTACAAATGTTTTAGTAGAACTAGGGACACAAATTGGAGGGTTATTAACAGGAGCTGAATTTTCATTATCTGGTTTTTTTGGTTTAATAGCAGATGCTTTAATTAAAATTGGTACTCATTTAGTTTTAATATCTCAATTATTTTTAACTGTTGATGCATTATTCGCTAGTGGTGGCGCATTAGCTCCATTTGCAATACCAATAGGTATAGCTGCTATTGCGGCAGGTATTGCATTAAAAAGTTCATTAGGCTCATCAAAAAATGATACTAAGAAATTTGCAAATGGTGGCGTTATATCTGGTCCTACTTATGGGCTAATGGGTGAATACCCTGGTGCTAAATCAAATCCTGAAGTAGTTGCTCCTTTAGATAAACTTAAGTCAATGATTGGAGGAGTGGGTAATGGTGAGTTTGTATTAAGAGGAAGTGACTTGGTTTTAGCATTAAATCGTTCAAATTCATCATTAAATCTTAGAAGAGGCTCATAATGGCATACGCAGATAAATATAAAATAACATATGCTACCAAAACGAGTAAGACAGTTTATTTGTATTTACAAGAAGATGGTTATAGTGGAAGCGTTATAGAATATCCTGGAACATCAATTCAATTGCAATATTTACCAACCTCAGATGATCCATTTGATCCAATATTTGCTAGTCAGCTAAACGTAGGAATTGATATTACTGATAATTTATCAAATATGCCTGATTTTGTAACAACAGATGATAGGAAATATTTTGTTAAGTTATATTTGGGTACTGATTTAGAATGGACTGGTTTTACTTTAAATGATAATGTGCAAGTATCATTTTCAACAGGCAGAAAACAATTATCTTTTAATTGTGTAGATGGCTTAGCTATGCTTAAAGGTATATTATTACCTATATCAACAAGCGTTAATATTAATAATTATCAATCTGTATTATATTATATAACACTTTGTTTAAATAAAATATCATTCCCAACTAATCCAAATATTGTAACAGCTTGTTCTTTTTATGCCGTAGGAATGGTTGATAGAACTACAAGTACAAATAATGAGCCATTCTCTCAATCATATCTTCCATATAGAACATTTTTAGATACAGCTAATACGTATTTAAATTGTTTTGATATTTTATCAAATATAGTAAAATCATTTGGATGTAGAATATTTATGGCTAATGGTAAGTGGTGGATTGTATCTATTAATGAATCTGCAAAAACAAATGTTTATTATACAGAATATTCTTATACAAGTACAGTAGTAGGAAGTGGTTTATTTACAAAAGGAAGTCAAATTCAAGGATATACTGGAAATACAAGTAATGTTTATTTTAATGGCAATAGTCAATTAAAGATATTAAAAAAAGGATTTAATAAAATAAATTTAAGTCATTCTTTTAGTGGAGCTGCAAATTATCTATCAAATGGTAATTTAAAACCAAATGCTTCTAATCTTGCAACAAATTGGACAACAACAAGTGGTGGCTCTGGATCAACTTATAGCATTATAAATAATGCAGGAGAAATATCTGCTCAATATAGAATGACAGCTGGTATTGGTGCTGGTTCTTATGTTAGAATTAATGCAAATGGTATGCCTTATGTTAATGGTGGAGAGTTAATCACATTTAGTTGGGATTATTATGCTCAAGACATTACTGGATATAGAGGAAATATTTATGTAAAAATAGTAGGTAGTTCAAGTACTTATTATTATGGGGGAACTCCAGCAGGATGGAATACAAGTTCTTTTACTAACTTTTTTCCAATACCATCTGTAACTACAGATAATTACAATACATATTCAATAACTCTTCCTGCGGCTCCAACCTCAGGTTTATTATCATTTGGCTTTGCATTAGAAGACGGCACAGTTAGATATGTTATAGTTGGTAATTTTGGGTTAAATGTAACTCCATTTGAAAAGCAAATAGATTATACTTCTTATATAAATAGCAATACCCAATATACTAAGACAATTGATTTTCCTTATGGAGATTATGCTAGTACTACTTACACAACTCAATTAGGCACTTTATCTAATAGTGCTGGTATTACTTGGTCAACCTGGTATCAATATGGGAAATCAACAAATTATGCTGGTTTAAGTGGTTTGTTAATGCAGATGTATATTAATATTTTTGCTAAAAAGCTAATTAATATTGATGGTTCTTTAACAAGCTTTGTGACAAGTAATGGTTATATAAATGGGGCTAAGACATTTACTGCTACAGATACAGATCCATCGCAAATAAGTGTAAGTTCAAGTCATTATTTAATAGGCAATTCAACTATTGATTATGTAGCTGATTCTTCTAGTGTAACTTTGCTAGATATATCAGATACTGATATTACGGCAACAAACTCATACGTTATAACATATAACAATAATTATAAACAATAGAATAAATGGCAAGTGTAATTAATGGAACGAACATAGTATTGTATTATTTTGATCCAACTACAAGTACTGGTGTTGCTTTTGGCGCAGCTACAAGTTGTTCGTTTACGGCTAGTGTATCTCAAAAAGAAGTTACTTCTCAAACATCGGCATATTTTAAAGAATTTAAGAATGATGTTATAACCTGGACTGTTAATTGTGATGGGTTTGTAGCATTGACCAGCAATTATAATTATGCTTATTTAACACAATTGGTTTTAAATGGGACACCAATTACTGTCAAATTTTCAATTAATAATGATAATGGCAATGGTACTCATACATTAGGATATACAATCCTTACAGGGCAAGCCAATATAACATCTCTAACCCTAACAGGACCAGTTGAAGGATCATCTACTTATAGTGTGACATTACAAGGCACAGGAGGCTATTCTATCGATGGGGTAGTAGTTACCCCAACAGGGTTATTAATTGGCAGCCAAGTGGTTAAAATGTACGATTACACGGCAACTGGAGGAGAAACCTATGTAACTTGGGCAGGAGCTATAGGATTTACTTGTTTTGATGTAACTAGGGGCGGTATAGAAGTTCATAATATAATAACTTCTGGTACTCCAGGAGTAAATGATGTTAAATTTAATACAACAACTGGTACTTTAACATTTGGCTCTGCATTGGGTGTAGGGGAGTTTGTTAGGGCATTATTCAAATAATAACTATGAGTCAATTACAGGTAATAAATACAGCACAATTTAGTGCTTTATCAGGTTCAAGCAATGTTCTTGCTGGAGGGGATAATACTGGTTTATTAGGCAAGGTTACAATAGGATCAAACCTTACTTTAGTTAGTGGAGTATTATCTGCTATTGGTGGTGGTTCAGGTTCTGTAACTTCGGTAGGTTTAACTGCTCCATCAGCTTTTAACGTTTCAGGTTCTCCAATAACAACTTCAGGCACTTTAGCATTAACGGCAGCAGGGAATGCATCTCAATATATTCGAGGGGATGGTACTTTAGCAGATTTGCCAACTTCGGGTGGAGGCGGTTCTGCGGTATCTTATTATCTTAATGGTAGTGTAAGTCAAGGAACAATCGGTGGTGTAGTTTATAAGCAATTAAGTAAAGTACCAGTAATTGGAACAGGAACTAATTTTAGTGTATCTGCAAATGGTTTAATTGCTAGTTTTATTACAGATGCTGGTGATCCTAGTTTACTTTCTATACCAGGAGGTAATTGGAGTACAGCATTTTATTTTAGTTCAAGTTCAACAGGTGGTAATCCATCTTTTTATTCTGAAGTTTATAAATATGATGGTACTACATTTACTTTATTAGGTACAAGTGTTGCAACTCCAGAAGTAATTACAAATGGTACATCTATAGATATTTATTATACAAATGTAGCTATTGCTAGTGCTTCTTTAACAGTAACTGATAGAATAGCTATTAAAGTTTATGTAACTACATCAGGTAGAACAATTACTTTATATACAGAAAGCAATCATTTAAGTCAATTATCAACAACTTTTGCAACAGGTTTAACTGCGTTGAACGGCTTGAGTGCTCAAGTACAATATTTTGCAACTGGTACAACTGGAAGTAATTTTAATATCTCTAGTACAGGCTCTACGCATACCTTTAATATCCCTACGGCAAATAATGCAAATAGGGGGCTATTATTGGCTGCAGATTGGATTTCTTTTGATGCTAAACAAAACTCTTTAGGAACTGGAACAACTTCTCAATATTTAAGAGGAGATTTAACTTGGCAGACTCCTGTTTTTACGACTTCATTGAGTGCTTTAACTGATGTAAGTTTAACGGCTTTAAGCAATGGTCAATATTTAAGATACCAAGCAGGAAGTTGGATTAACGCTACACCTACTTGGGTAACATCTAATTTATATACTGCTGACGGAACTTTAACAAGCAATAGAACAATATCTTCAGGTGGTTATACCTTAGGTATAGCCCCTAAAACAACTTTTAATGCTTCAATAACTGCGGCAAGCGCTTTGGCTCAAGGAAGTATTTTTTCTCCTACTTTATTGGCAGCGGCTAATAATGATATTCTTGTAGGGGTAGATATTTCTCCAACATTTACTAATGGTTCTTTTACTGGAGTTTCAAATATAGCATTAAGGGTTGTTGGTTCTGTTAATGCAACTTCATTTATAAAAACGAGTGGTACTTCAAGTCAATTCTTAAAAGCCGATGGAAGCGTTGATTCAAGTGTTTATATAACTAGATCAGGGATAAGCGCTAGTTCTCCAATAGTATATAGCAGTACTACTGGAATTATTTCTATTCCTGTTGCTACGCTTACTGTTTCAGGGTATCTTAATAACTCAGATTGGGGGGCATTTAATGCTAAACAAAATAGTTTAGGTACAGGTACTACCAGTCAGTTTCTTAGAGGCGATTTAACTTGGCAAACAGTTCCATACCCTACTGCTTTAAGTCAATTAAGTGATGTAACTATTACAACTCCTGCTAATGGTCAGTTATTAAGATACACTGCTGGGGGATGGATAAACTTTACCCCAACTTATGTGGCAGCAGGATTCTTTAGTGCAACTGCTCCTTTGACTTATAATTCAAGTACAGGTGTTTTTGCTATGGCTGCCGCTACTACTACTGTAGATGGTTATTTAACCGCTGCAAATTTTACTACATTTAACGGAAAACAAGCTGCCTTAAATGGAACAGGTTTTATTAAAGCTACAGGTACTACAATCAGTTATGATAACTCAACTTACTTAACAACAACTTCTGCGGCTTCAACTTATTTGCCATTAGCAGGTGGTACTTTAACAGGTGCATTGAGTGGAACAAGTGCTACGTTTATTACAAATTCTAATAGTACAATTGTTAATTCATTTCAAAATACTAACACTACAAACACAAATAGTAGAAATATGCTTAATGTAACTGCTGGAAATGTTACATTGCAATTTACAGCAATTCACGGAGATAATGTTTATATATCACCTTCAACTGCTGTAAGTACTTATTTAGGATATAATAATACAGTACAAATAGCCTCAACAGGAGCAGCTACATTTTCAGGTTTAATTACAGGTACTAATAGTATATATCAATCAAATGCTTCAGGTCAAATAGCATCAAATAATTGGAGTGTTTATAACGGTGGAGCTACTGATATGAATTTTGCATATAATGCTAGTGGAACATTTACAGTTCAAAATGGTACAAATAGATTTCAAGTAGCTTCAACAGGGAATGTATTAATAGGATTTACAACAGATTCAGGTTACAAATTAGATGTTAATGGTACTGCAAGAATTGTAGGCACAACAAGTATAGTATTAACTACTACTAATACATCTGCTTTAGCAGTCACTCAATATTCAATAACAGGAGCAAACGCACAATCTTTACTTGACCTTGCAGGTACTTGGAATACAACAGGGAACCCTACTGCAATAAAATTAAATATTACAAATACCGCTTCAGGTGCTAGTTCTAACTTGATGGATTTACAAGTTGGTGCAGTTTCTAAATTTAAAGTTGATAAAGCTGGTTTAGTTACAGGGGCTTCATTTTATGAATCATCAGATAAAAGACAAAAAACATTAATTGAAGATAACTTTCAAGCTAAAGGCATAGAAAATATAACTCCTAAACTTTACACTAAAAATGATAAAGTTGAGTTAGGATATTATGCTCAAGATGTACAAGGCATTTTAGATGGTGCAGTAAGTGAGGATGAAAAAGGTATGTTTAGTTTATCTTATCGTGAAGTGCATACTGCTAAAATATATGCTTTAGAATTAGAAATAAAAGAATTAAAAGAACTTATTAAATCTATTATAGATGGCAATAGGAACTAATTACCTTGTTACTTATGACCAAGTAAAAAATTCATTATATATCCCTATAAATGCAGCATATTCAGGTGATATTACAAAAATAATGACCAAACAAGACCTTATAACTTATTTTTATGTTGATTCATCTTATCTTACTGGGTATAGTTCTTTGCAATGCGTAATGTATCAAGATATACATATACAACCTGCTGTAACAGTTACTATTAATGCTCAAAAGATTTTAGGAACTGGAACATTCTATTTATATTATGGTATTCAAGATACTACTTTAGTATCTCCTATAAATTTAGCGGCAATACCAAGACCAGGTGCAACAATAGGCACTATTTCGGTTAATCCAGGTCAAACTTTAACTTTGACTACTTCTGATGTAAGTGGTCCACATGGAACTAATGGCTCAAAACCTACAACGGCTCAAACTGGAAGTTACCCTGCATCTGCGGCAAGTTGTACAGGCTATGTTACTTTTACAATAACTGCGGCTACAACTTATTATGTCACTTGTAATAACGGATATGTAGGATGGTGTTAGGAATAATTAGTAAATTTGTAAAAAATATAAATAATGGCTTCTTACGCTAATGCCGACTTTAAACCTGCACAATATAACATCCAAATGTGGAAAAATGACACTTGGAACAATACTTTCACTTTATTAAAAGATACAACTCCTATAGATTTAACAGGTTCTGTTGTGGAAATTCAAATAAGGAAACAAGCAAATTCTTCAGATGCTTTGGCCACATTAACAATAGGTAATGGTATAACTGTCTCAGGAACAAATCATAACATAATAACTGTAGCTTATAATGTTAATATTGATGCTGGTTCCTATGTTTACGACATGGCTATTGAGTTTTCAGATGGTACTGAAAAAACATATATATGGGGTATTTTTATAATATATGAAGACGTAACTAAAATAAATTAACTAGAATGATAAATTTAACAGTTGTTGAGGATAATGTAACGATAACCGTTAGTGAAGTAGGGCCTACTGGTCCTGCTGGTCAAGGGGTTCCAACAGGTGGAACTACAGGTCAAGTTTTGACTAAACTAAGTGGCACAAACTATGCAACAACATGGGCTAATAATGGTACTGGAACTGTTACAAGCGTAGGTATTACTGAATCAGTTGCTGCTTTAAATATTACAGGAAGTCCTGTTACTTCAAGTGGTAATATTAATATTGGCTTTGCTGGTACTTCTGTTCAATATGTGGCAGGAGATGGTTCTTTAATAACTTTTCCTACTACTTTTGATGAATCTAAAAGACTTGTCACTCAAGTAAGTAATAGAAGTGGTAATACTATGACTAAAGGCACTATTGTTTATATAAATGGTGCTCAAGGCAATTTGCCAACCATTGCTAAATCACTTGCCACAAGCGATGCAACTTCTGCCCAAACTCTTGGTTTTTTACAAGCTGATATTGCAAATAACGCTTCTGGTTATGTAGTTATAAGTGGTAAATTAGAGAATTTAGATACAAGTACGATTGTAGAAGGCACGCAATTATATCTTAGTTCTACAATAGCAGGATCATATACTACAACTAAACAATACGCACCTGCGCATTTAGTTTATGTAGGTGTAGTTACTAGGGCTCACCCAACTTTTGGAGTTATTGAAGTAAAAGTGCAAAATGGATACGAATTAGATGAAATTCATGATGTATCAGCAAGAACACCTTCTAATAATGATGGTATATTTTTTAATACTTCTACTCAATTATGGGAAAATAAATCAATTAATACAGTTTTAGGTGTTACGCCAATAGGGTTAACAAGTTTAAGCGGTCTTGGCCCAGTAAGCTATAACAATACGAATGGTCAAATTAGTATGGCAGCTTCAAATGGTACTGTTCCAGGTTATTTAACCACTACAGATTTTAATACATTTAATAATAAAATAAGCAATACTAGAAGTATTCTTACTTCCGCACCTTTAAGTGGTGGAGGTAACTTAACCACCGATAGAACAATAAGTATATATAAATCAGATACAAGCACAGATGGCTATTTAGCATCTACTGATTTTACAAATTTTAATAATAAAGTTAGCTCAAGCAGACAAATTAATACAACTGCTCCATTAAATGGAGGAGGAGATTTAAGTAATGATTTAACTATTAGTATACCGAAAGCGAGTACTTTAAATGATGGATATATTAGTTCAATAGATTATGTAGATTTAAAAAACAGCATTAAACAATTAGGTAATCAAACTATTGGATATTATGCTTTATATAGTGGTACAAATCAAATTGGCAATAGTTCAGTTTACGAAAGTGATGGTACGCTTTATTTACCAGCTTCAGTTAATCAATTAGGCTTAGGCAATAGTAAAGCTGTAGTAACTGACGGAAATGGTAATACTGTTTCTGCAACAATAGGAACAGGTTTATCATTAATAGGTGGTATTTTGACTGCAACAGGAACAGGTACAGGTTCTATTGGTGGCACAGGTACAATCAACTATGTCCCTAAATTTAGTGCTACATCTTCAATAGGGAATTCTAATATACAAGATAGTGGTTCTTTGATTACTTTAGGTTCTAATACAACTATTTCAAGTGGTTCTTTAGGTATTGGTACATCAACATTGACAGCATATAATTTAAGAATTACATCACCATTAACAGGTGGTACTGCAGCTTTTGGTGTCAATATTTCAGGACAAATACAATCAGATGTAACTTCAACTGCAAGAATATTTGGCACACAACCATCTACTATTGCATCAGCTTTTACATTAGGTTCTTTACAACATTTTACTGCAGGTACTACAACAATAGGTGCAAGTTCATCAATTACTAATCAATATGGATTTTTAGTTTTAGCTACTGCAATAGGTGCTACAAATAACTATGCTTTTTCAGGTCAATTAGCTGCTGCTACAAATACTTGGAATTTATATAATTCAGGTACTGCTAACAACTATATGGCAGGTTCATTAGGAATTGGTTCATCTAGTTTAGCAAATGTATCATTAAGAATTAGTAAAGGATTAACAGGTAGTACTTCTTCTATTAGTATTTTTAATGATGGAGCTATACAATCAGATTCAACAACTCAAGCTACATATTTTGCATCATCTGTTTCAACTACTGCAGCTTCTTTTACATTAGCTGATTTAATACACTATAGTGCTTCACAAAGTACAATTGGAGCAGGTTCAGCAGTAACAAATCAATATGGATATAGTGTTGCAGCTAACTTAATTGGTGCAACTAATAATTATGCTTTTAGAGGATTAATACCAAGTGGTACAGGTCGTTGGAATTTATATATGGCAGGTACTGCTGATAACTATTTAGCAGGGAATTTAGGTTTAGGATTAAATGCAAGTCCAAGTGCAGGTCCAATTACTTCTATTACATTAACTAATGGTGGAAGTGGTTATGTAGATGGAACTTATACAAATGTAACTTTTTCTGCATCATTTCAATCATTATATGCTCAAGCAACTTTTGTTGTAAGTGGCGGAATAGTAACTTCTGCAACATTGGTTCATAGTGGTTCAAATTATTATGTAGGTCAAACTTTAACTACTGCAAATACTAACTTAGGTGGTACAGGTAGTGGACTTGTGGTAACAGTTGCAACAGTAGATTCATCTGTATTTAGGATTCAATCTACATCAAGTTCTGATATAAGTTTGTTTAAATATAATATAAACTCATCTGCAGGTGATTCATTAGGTTCTATTAAATGGGAAGGTAATGATTCAAGTGCAGGTACATCAGGAATACAAGCAAAAATAGGAGCATATAGTGTAGGTACATTACTAGGTGGTTATTTATCATTTTTTACTAAGTCAAGTGCTACTTTTACTTCTTTAGTAGAAGCAATGAGAATAGGTGATAATGGTGCAGTTGGTATTGGTGCAACTACTTTGACAGGATATAGTTTAAGGATATCTAAGAATATAACAGGAGCAACAACTGCTTATGCTATAAGACAAGATGGTTCAGTTCAAAGCGATGTAACAGTAAGCGCTTCAAATTTTGCATCTTTCACAAATACTGCTGCTGCTTCTTTTACACTTGGTGCATATACTCACTTTTCTGCTCAACAAGGAACAATAGGAGCAGGTTCAAGTATTACAACTCAATATGGTTTTTTAGTAACTTCTAACTTAATAGGTGCTACTAATAACTATGCTTTCTTTGGTAATATTCCTGCTCAAACAAATGCTTGGAATATCTATATGAGTGGTACTGCTAACAACTATATGGCAGGTGCATTAGGAATTGGTACAAACACTTTAACAGGATATTCTTTAAGAGTAAATAAAAATCCTACTGGTGCGACAGTTGCATATGGTATTAGTATGGAAGGAACAATTCAGTCAGATGTTACAAGTGCCTTTGCTGGTTATAGAACTCTAATAGCAACATTAAATTCTGCATTTACTTTAAGTGGATTAATACATTTTGATGCCTATCAAGGTACAATAGGTGCAGGTTCAAGTATTACAACTCAATATGGTTTTGTTGCAGAATCTAATATGATTGGAGCAACTAACAACTACGGATTCTACGGAGCAATACCAAGCGGCACTAACAGATGGAATATTTATATGGGTGGTACTGCTGCTAACTATATGGCAGGTCAAGTTGCAATAGGTACTACAACATTAGTTGCAACTGCTGCTTTAAATGTAAGTTCAACAACTCAAGGTTTTTTACCACCTGTAATGACTACAACACAAAAGAATGCAATTGCTTCTCCCGCAACAGGTTTAATAGTATTTGATTCAACATTAGGTAAACTATGTGTATTTAGTACAACTTGGCAAACAATAACTTCAATATAAATAATATGGCAAATTTTCAATGGGTAATCCCACAAGATGCAATGATAACTGCTAAGTCAATAGATGGCTTATCAGATGTAGTAGTAACTATAAATGCTTACAGAGAAATTAATGATGGTACAACATCTACACAAATCCCTGTATGCATAGGCTTAAATCCACCAGTAGAAGGATTTATTCCTTATTCAGAACTTACGCAAGAAATAGTAGAAAGTTGGTTATATGAAGGAACTAATTACGAGGCAATAGATGCTGAATTAACTATTCAATTAGATAATATAATCAATCCTAAAGTTCAAGTTTTACCTAATCCATTCTAATTTGGTAAATCAATTAAACAAATCTTATATTTGTAAAAAATCAATATTATGATTCAGTTATCAGAAGAAAATTTAAAAGCATTAGAAGCTTATTTAATTGAAGTTCCATTTAAGTACTCTAATCCCATTATTCAGTTATTAGCTAAATTGTCACAAGAGCAGAATCCACAAGTTCCTGAGGCCGAAGTTGTAGAAGGATAATGAGTTTCATTAAAAACAACATCTTGTTTATAGCCGTAATGCTCCTTGTGTTATGGCTATATTTTTTAGTTAAACCCAAGACTGAAGACAAGGTTGATTTTAGCGGTATTAAGTACAACAAAGTACTAACGCTTCACGATACTACGTACAAAAAAGTCTATATCAGTACGTACAAAAAAGGAAAAGATATACCATTCTATACCATTGATTCAGTACAGATTCCTGTACACGATACTTTATACGTATTATCCGATTATATGCGTATATATGCGTATTCTGATACGATTAGAAAAGATAGTAATATCTTTGTAGTGAATGATACTATCAGTCAAAATAGGATTATTTCTAGGGGCTTCAATGCCAAATTAACCGAAAAAACCATAATTTTAAAAGAGTACTACGCTAATAAACCGACTAATACCCTTTATTTGGGCATTAGAGGCTCATACAGCCAACTTAATGGATTAGAAGTACTAAGTCCTTCTTTAATGTTAAGTGTCAAAAATAAGGCTATAATAGGCATTAGCGTAGATATAAATAAAAATTATAATATTGGGTACTCTGGTGGTATCTACTTTAAAATAGGAAAATAATGAATTTCTTTAGAAAAATGGTATCAGAAGACAAAGAGGTTTCTTCTAAAAGAGTAGCAGGAATCTTTGCCTTGGTAAATGGGGTAGTTTTAGCTTACCTATCTATTAAATACGATATTAAAGAGTGGTCATTTAATGGCTTACTTACCTTCTCAGGTATTTCACTTGGCTTAACAACAATTAATCAAATCTTTGAAAAAAAGCCTAATGCATAGTATCACAGATTCTACTGAAATTTCTTCAGTTGGTATAGCTTCTACCGCTATCTCTTGGCTATCCTTTATGGAAGTTGTAAAGGTTAGTCCTTATACTCAGCTTATCGTTAACATTTTGTCCATTATATGGTTGTCATTACAAATATATAACTTCGTTAAAACGAAGATTATAAAAAGTAAAAAATGAAACTAACCGCACATTTTGATTTAGCTGAGTTTACTAGAAGCGAATCAGCTAAAAGAGAAGGACTAGATAACACTCCACCACCAGAACATTTAGAAAATATAAAAATACTTTGTGAGAAAGTATTAGAACCTATAAGAGCAAGGTTTGGACCTATTAATATCTCTAGTGGATATAGAGGAAAGATGCTTAACCATTTCATTGGAGGTGCAGTAAATTCAGATCATTGCGTAGGCCGTGCAGCTGACATAGATATGGATGACACAGGAGCAGGTATCACTAATACAGACATATTCAATTACATAAAAGATAACTTAGACTACGACCAATTGATATGGGAGTTTGGTACTAAAGAAAAACCTGATTGGGTGCACGTAGGCTATAGAGGTAAAGAGAATAGAAAGCAAACACTAAGAGGAATAAAGGTAAAGGGCAAGACTACCTACGAAGCATACTAACCAAAACCAACCAATATGGCTAAAACCAAAAACGTGGGTATCATTGGTGATACTCATTTTCCATTTTGTCATCCCAAGTACTTAGACTTCTGTTATGAAGTATTCAACAAGTTTCAGGTTTCTGAAATTGTCCACATTGGAGATGAGGTAGACAATCATGCAATATCATTTCACGAGCATAATCCTAATGGAGAATCAGCTTCTAAGGAGGCTGTTATGGCTATGCAACAATTAAACATTTGGTACAAGCGATTCCCTAATGTTAAAGTATGTATTGGTAATCATTCAGCCCTTCATAAAAGAAAGGCAATAGCAAACGGATTACCAGATCGTTTTATTAAATCCTATGAAGATGCTTGGGAAGCTCCTA